ATCAACGCGAAGTTGGAATCATTCGCATCAAGCATCGAAGCGGTTGCCGAAATGATGAAAATTATTGCAGACCAAAACAACAATTTGTCGAAAGAAGTTGCGACGTTGAAAGGTGAATTCGATACCTTCAAGTCCGCACCAATTAACACGACATCCGAAGGAGAAAAATTCTCAAAAGTTGGCAACTTGACAGCCAAACAATTATGGTTAAAAAATAATAAAAATAAATAAAATGTCACTAAAAAAATATATTAAAAACTCATTTGATTATGATGTTAATGGCTTATCGCCATATACCGACGAAACACGCGAAGAATTAATCGTTCGTTCAGTTACCGAAGCCGAAACATTGGCTTACATCGCGATTCAACAAGGAATCAAAGGAACTGAAGCGTTGAACTTAATGGACGATTCAATCGTTTATCAAACTGCTGATTGTGCAATGACGCCAAACGGTGACACCGTATTCACTCAACGTGACATATCGGTTGAAACTATTGGCTACATGAAATCATTTTGTCAAAAAGACCTTGCAGGATTTTGGGCGCAAATAGCGCTTGCACCTGGAGCAATGGCCGAAGACAAAACACTTCCTTTCGAAGCGCAAATCACTGACTATTTATTGAAGCTTCACGCTCGTGAATTAGACAAGTTAATTTGGAACGGAAATAAAGCGACTGGTTCTGGTAACCTTGCATTTATGAACGGATTCCGTCAGTTCTTAACAACTGCAAACGGTTGTGTCAATTTGAATAGTGCTGGTGTTGCTGCAATCACCGTTTCTAATGCTTATGATGTATTTTATTCCGCATTCACCAACACACCGGCGAATGTTGCGGAAGGCGAAGAATTCATTTGTTTCACTGGTCGTGAGAATTTTAACTTATTGTTAAAAAATCTTGTTGACTTGAATTTATATTCTTTCAATCCAGGTGAATTCGCAACAATGAATGAACTACTTTTACCAGGTTCAAACATGCGAGTTGTTAAAATCAACGGATTGAACGGAACTGATAATATCTACACTGGTCGTTCTTCACATTTCGTTTTCGGAACTGATTTATCAAGTGACTTCGAATCTTACGATCTTTGGTATTCTTTCGACGACGATTTAATCTACCTTCGTTCTAAGTTTAGAGCGGGAGTTCAAGTTCCTTTCTTAAATCAAATTGGAGTTTGGAACGGTACATCTTCACCGAGCTAATTAAATAAATTAAATAATCACGACGGCCGGGCAACCGGCCTTCATTAAACTAAAAAAAATATGTCTTGTGAAATGACTTCCGGCTACAATGACCGGACATGTACTAACGGAAAAGGCGGAATCAAAAGCGTTTTATTGTTCCCATTGGGTGCAATAAGCGGCGCGGTTGTTTCGGCAACTAATGAATTGACTGCGTTGACGGTAACTGGTGAAACGTTTCTTTACAAATTAAAAAGCAATTTGTCTTCGTACACTGCGCCAATTAAAGTTGACAAGAACAACGGGACACTTTGGTATGAGCAATCTTTGTCAATGATTCTTGCATCCGATTCAAAAGAATTAAGAAGTGAAATTCATTTACTTGCTCAAAACGAAGTTGTTTGTTTGGTTGAAAATGCTGACGGATCAATCGTTGCGCTTGGACTTGGCGAAGGTCTTCAAGTTGCAGACGCAAACGAATATACTTCCGGCGTTCTTAAAAGCGACCGACGAGGACATGTGATCGTTCTTAACGGAATGGAAAACGATGAAGTTCCTGATGTTGCATCTGGAGTTTACACAACATTGTTGACACAACAATCACCGTCAGTTTAATACTTTATTAATTAAATTTAAAATGGGGAAGGGAAAATTATTCCTTTCCCCTTTTTTTTTGTAATTTTAACGCTATGAAAATAAAAAAGGAATACATCGGATCAAAATGTTGGTCAAAATTATTGTCAAAGTGGTTGATAATTGAAGAATCGAAAGGCGATTTTTATATGAACGCCGGCATTTTTGAAATTTACGAAACAAGCGCACCAAAATTAATTAAGTATGTTGATAATACAAAGAAACGGAACAACGCCATTGATAGTGACGGTGACGGAATTGACAACGATTCCGAATCCAAGTTATCTATTTGAGTTCGTTCACGAACAAAGCTTCAAGGAATACCATTGCGTTTTGAACAATATTTCAACCGCAACACCGCGATTCGATGAATTCGTTTTGATTGACGGCGTTGACGTGAATTTTGATTATAACGGTTATTATATTTATAACATTTACGAACAACAATCACCGGGAAACCTTGATCCAAATAATGCGCTTGGATTAGTTGAAACCGGACGCGCCGAAGTCATCGAACTTGATTCGCCGTCACATGAATACGATTCACCGATTTATTTTAACATATATGAATAACGAAAAAATTAAAATGACTTCACTTTCTTTTCGAAAGGAATTTATTAAACCAGACGAGGAAAAAGACCGGTCACTTGGATTCGTGAAATGGGGAAAGAAAAACGATTATCCTTATTTCTTAATTGACCTTTTCAATGGTTCGGCTTGGCATCAAGGAATTGTCAAGACGAAAACTTTTTACATTGCCGGCAATGGCCTTGAAATCGTGACCGGTGACATGCAAGGATTCATCGACAACCAATATTCGCCTTTCGACATGAACGAAATTGCGGAACAATTAGCATTCGACTTCGAACTATTTGGCGGTTTTGCGGTCAAAGGGACTTGGAATCGCGAAGGAACAAGGGTTGCGAAATGGGAATACTTGGACGTTGACGCGATTAGAATGACCGAAGACGAAAGAATTTATTTTTTATCGGACGATTGGGCGGCATTGAATCAATCGGCTGAAAAAACAAATCTTCGAATGTTTCCGGCATTGGACGAAAATAGTCCAGTTGGTTCATTTATTATTTACTACAAAGAACCGGCAAAGAAATCAAGAAAAGAAAAAGGAATTTATCCGAAACCAACATACAACGGCGGATTGACGGCCATTCAAACGGATTGCGACATTGCTAAATTTCACATGTACGAACTGCAAAACGGATTCAAGTCCGGAACGCTTATCAACATGCCGTCCGGTTTTCCGGAATCAACCGAAGAATTGCATCGAATTACGGAATCAATCAAGGGACGAACGCAATCGGTTGAAGATGCCGGCGAAATCATTATCACTTTTTCCGACGGCGCTGATTTAGCACCAACGGTTCAACAATTGAACGGAAACGACCTGGACAAACGATATGAAGTGACCGCGCGTTCGGTTCAACAAAACATCTTGGTTGCGCATTCAGTTACCGCGCCGACATTGTTCGGAGTTATGCAAGAAGGATCGTTTAACGCTGCCGAATCCGGTGACTTGTTTCAAATTTTTAAAACAACTTATGTTTCTTCTCGTCAAAAACGAATTGAATGGATGTTGAACTACATGGCGAAATTGGGTGGCTATATTGGTTCGGTTAAACTTGTCGATGTATTGCCATTAAATTTAACACCAACGACCGAAGTAATTGCACCGGTTGAACCGGTTGCAGCTTGTAAGCATGAATTTTCAAATGATGAAATTTCAGTATTCGAAAAATTCGGCGAAAATAAAGACAATTATATTGTTTTGTCATCGCATCCAATTGCTTGGGACACATCAAGCGAAGAAGTTTTTGCGCGTCAAGACATGATGTTCGAAACGATTGGCGAAATCAAAATTCAAATTAGAGATTTTGACAAAAACGTTTTGAAATTATTAAAAAACGGCGAAGATTCAACGTCGATTGCGAAAGCATTAAACACAAATGTTGAAGCGGTTGCAAAGTCAATCAATCAATTAACAACCTGGGAACTTTACCAAAAAGGAAACACGACCAATCTTGGCGATTCATTATTGAAAGATTTGAAAATTGAAATAACCGATTTCGAGGTTCGTTACACTTACCAAACAAGAACGGATGTTCCGCCAGTTCAAACCGAATCACGCGAATTTTGTACGAAATTACTTTCGTTGAATCGAAGTTACACAAGACAAGACATTGATTCAATATCAACGCAAGTTAGTCGAAACGTTTGGAATTATAAGGGCGGTTGGTACACGAATCCGGACACCCAAAAGACAACGCCTTGGTGTCGTCATGAATGGGTTCAACAATTAGTCATCAAACAAAAATAAAATTATGAATTATTTACTTTCCGTTGACAATTTAAAAAAGCTTGGATTGATCCATTCAAACACCGACACGAAAATTTTGGCGGTGGCAATAAAAAGAAGTCAAGACATTCAATTACAACCGGCATTGTCAACACCTTTGTTCAAGGCCTTACTTTTGCGCGTTCAAAATAATACTTGGACACAAGATTATCTTGATTTGATGAATGATTTTGTCGTTCCTTGTTTGGTTGCGTTCGTGGACTATCGATGCGCGTTACTATTGAACGAAAAATTGACCAACAAATCGGTTGGTCGCGTTCAAGATGAAAACATACAACCGAACACCGATAGCGAAACAAGCGCTTTGCGCGACCAATTAAGAAAAGACGCATATTTCTACAAAGAAAGATTAATCGTTCATCTTATCGCCGATAATGGCGTAAAATATCCCGAATACATTGAAACGAATTCAAGTCCCGGATTTTGTTCCGAAGACATGCGAAAGGATCGTTCAGGTTATACACCAATTAATTTTATTATATGAAATTCAAAGCGTCTAAGAAACAAATTGAACAACTAAAAAAATTTTTAAAACAACATGGAAAGAACGCTGAATCAACTAAAAAAAGAATTCGAAATAATTGCGACGCAACACCGTCAAATCAATGATTTCTTTTTCGGCGATTTCCTTGATGCCGTTTCACGCGACGCGGTTCAATATCCGATAATGATTGTAACTTTGCAACCAGGAACAATCGGCGATAATTTTGTCGGAGTTAATTGCATTATTTCAATCGCGGACAAATATAATATTCAAGAATATCGCCAGATTGACGAAATCCATTCCGATTGCTTGTCGATTTGTAAAGATATTCACACGACATTTAAGCAATGGCGATTTGAAGATTTTCTTGATGTTGAAGGGACAATCGCGACAACGCCATTTATCAACCGATCGCACGACGT